AAGAGGTTTTGTTGTCTTACGCCAGCAATGGCTTTAGCAATATTAGCTTGCTCTATGTCATTTAAAGTAGACCATTTAGCGGCGACATCTTCGAGAACCGCGCTCATGTCTCTAAAGCTTGTAGGGGTATCTCTTAATGCAATATTAACACGCGCTAAAGCACTTTCTACATTATTTAATCCCAACCCGTCTTCGTCAATCGCGCCCGCTTTAATATCCTGCATGCGGGTAAACATAGTTTTCATACCCTGACCGATTGATTCAGCATTCTGTCTGGTTGTAGATGAAACGACAGCAATATAGGACACGAGTTGTTCTAGCTCTACCCCTGCTTCTTTAGCGGTTGCCGCAGAATATCTTAAAGCGGTGGCTAACTCTTTTGTACTTGTAGCTGAAATATTATCTACCTGAACAAGCTTATCAACAATAGATACCGCTTCTTCTGCCGCCATACCATAGGAGTTAAGGGTTGATGTAAGATATTCGGTTGCTTCGGCGGCACTAAGAGCACCAAGCTTTGAAAGCATTGTGGAAGCTCTCAGCAGTTCTTGAGTTTCTTGTACTGTTTTACCCTGTCGCAACCATTCAACACTACCTTCTGCAATAGCAATGGTAGTTGTACCCATTTCTTTTGCTAAGCTGTTAAATGACTGAGCTAATTCATTAATTTCTTCCGGTGTTTGAGCTCCTTCGGCTTGAAGCACCTGAATCTTAGTCATTTCAGTATTCAGTTGTATGGCAAATTGAATAGCTTTGTTTAGCTCCTGCTGTGCTTTACGAACCATCCCGATACTGAGGGTATATGTGACAGTTTGCTTTATAGCGGCCGCCATTCTATCTCCCCAACTTTGGGTCGCAACGGCACTTCTTTTTGATGCTGCTATATTTTTATCAAGCTCTTTATTAAGCCTGTCTATTTCTTCTTGTACTTTTCTAGCTTCCGGGCTTGCTTGCCCGTATTTTCCTTTTAAAACTTCCCATTTTGCTATATTTTCTTTTAATGCGGCAGAGGTTCCCTGTATGGCGGTTTTGTCTTTTTCCCCCATTGTTTCAGCACGGGTAGACCACTCATCCGCCTTTTTTATCATATGCTCGTATGTTTTTGATTGTTTCTCTAATCCTGTAATTGCGTTCGGTATAGCTTGGGAAAAGCGTACTGTATGCCCTTGCAGAGTTTGGTATGAGCCGCTTACTTTTACTATTTCTTCGTGCAAATTTCCCATAGCGTCTGTAAACGATTTCGTCTCAAGAGAAAGGGATTTTATTGTCCCGCTTTTACCTATTTCGTCAATAGCTTTTTGAGCATTTCCAGTATCTAAATTAGGAAATTCTGCTTTTAAATCAATGGGCTTTATTCCATCGGTTAATACTTTTATCTTTTTTTGGATATCTCCAAAATCACCAGTAAAACCAACTGTATAATTAAAATCAAAATCAGCCATAAAACCTCCTTTAAAGCCCTCAAAGAGGCTTTATGTTACTATAAATTTCTTAAATTTTCTAATTCAGGAAAACTTTTTTCTCCTATTGTCTGGTCGTTATAAATTTCTACCATTGAACTATCTTCCCACCCCACAATAGCCTGTATTAGATGGTAGGGTATGTTTTTTCTAGATAGCAAAGTTACAAAATAATGGCGTACAGCGTGTGTATAAAAGGGTACTTTTAAATAGTTTTCGAATTCCGCTACCCAAGTTCTTATTGTAGAATCAGTAGCTCTGCTACCATCATCTTTTATAAAAAGATAGTTATGCTCTATTTTATTTTTTTCTAATATATCTTTTCTTTCTAAAAGCCAGTTATTATAAAATGGTAGGAATTTATCTTTTAGTATATACTTGTATAAAAGTTTTCCTGATTTACCTCTTCCTTTTGTTTTTATCTGTCTCACGGTTTCGAGGAATAAATCTCCAAAGGCGGTTTTATTTTCGTCAATAAGGTCTACTTCAAAATTTAGAAGCTCTGAGAACCTTGCCCCGCTTGTTACGGCAAGTGCTAACCAGCAAGCTTGTTGCTTATTCTTGTCGCTTAAATATTCCAAAAGATTTTCAATTTGCTCATCTGTCAAAATAGTTTTCTCTCGTCTAAGCTCTTTCGGAGAAGATTCTATAACTTTTAGTATAACGTTGCGAAAATTAGGATAATCTTCATCAAAAAATTTTTCTATGAAATTAGAAAGAGAGGAAAGGGTGCTTCTCATATTGTTTAATCTCGAAGAACCCATTTGCAATTCATCTGTTGCATAAGAGAAAAAATCAGCAAATTCTATTTTTTTTATCTCGGTAAAATGTTTATTGCTGTTGTTTAATAAATTCCATGTAAAAAACATTATCAAATTACTCTCGTATACAACAATAGTTTTAGCGCTTGTTCTTATAGATTTTTCTTTTAGAAATTTATCCATTAACTTGATATTTTCAGGGTTAATTTGCTTTGTTAGCTCTTCCGATGTAATAATTTTTCGATATGTTTTTCTTGGCATTTATATTTCTCCTTTTATATTACTATTCCCTCTTTTATAAAGTATGTGAGGCCAACAGCAAAAGCATCTGATTCATCAAAATTTTCAAATTTTAACTTTGGATATTTTTCTAGTATTACCTTTTGAAGTTCTTCTTTTTTCATATTACCTTTTCCGCCAATTGTTTTTTTAACGATAGTGGCGGGGTAATAAATCTGTTCATAGTTACAAAACAAGTAATTTACGAGTCCATGCACACGGAAAATTGCCTGTGTACTTGCGTTAAATCTTGTAAATCCTTGCTCTATAATAATTTTACTAGGCGGGTAAGTATTAATCAATTTTATGAAATCACTACCGATTTGTTTTAGTTTCAGCTTTGTTTCTTTTTCGCTATGTGTGTCTATGGTTAAAGTCTCTACAAACTTACCATCATCGGTAAAAATACAAATACCTGTTGAATTTAAGGATAAATCTAATGCATATATATATTTTTTCATTATTTTACTCCTAAAAAAGGAAGCCCCTTTTGGGGGCTTCCTTTTGCTTAAATATTACTTTTCCATTTTTCTTAGCTCAACAAGAGTCTCTCTTGCGGCTTTAGAATACGTTCTTGCAGCATCCTTATAGGATTCTGCTTTAATAGTCGCAACCTGTTCGACAGTTAGAGCACCAATTAATACAACAATTAACGCATCAATTGATTGCCAAATCTCTGATGGAACAGCGAGATAATGTAAAACTAAAGATTGCACAACTGCTAAAACGGCTAACCAAACCTGCTTATTTTTCCAAATAGGAACTATCATATTATAAATCTCCTTTTATTAAAAATTATCCCACAGCTAGGATTTTTTCCTCAACTCCGGGTTGCTTTTCTTCGGGTTTCAATACACCCAATGGTTTATCCGAGCATTCTTCTAATGCCTCTTCTTTTATTTCTTCCTTTATTTGTTCTTTTACTTCATCTTTTGAGTGCCAGATTGGATTTTCAGCCTCTTTCATAACTTTAACTGCCGCCTCAACCATAATATCAAGGCGCTCATCCGTTATACTGATATTGTTTTCTTTTGCGTATAGTCTGGCGTTTTCGAGAACAGTATATAATTTAGCTTGCCCATCAGATAAAGCAAATCTTGGAGCCTGTTCAGCCCATCTAACAAAACGAAATATTTCTTTTTCTAGGCTGTCCATTTTAAGTTTTTTAGAAAGCTTGCTGATATAGAAACCACCCATTGTTGTAACACCGGTTACCACAATTCCTAAAAGTGCACTTAAAACATTGCCTAATGCGCCGCCAAGGGCGGTTGTCCAAAATCCTTCCATAAAAACTCCTTTTTTATACATTATTTCTGGTTGTATTTTATTCTTAAATTTTAAATTCGGTTTCTTTATCAAGATTGTATATTTCTGCGGTTGTTCTTTTATCGTTTTGCTTGTTATATATATTTAATAATTTTTTAAAATATTCTCTAGCAATTTCTATATCTTTTGTTGCATCAAATAATACAATTTGGTCTTTATATAAAATTCTTCGTTTTTCTCTGACTTTTTCAGATATGTTACCTTTGCTTAATTTGCTTGGCAGTGATGCCATTTTAATACTTACAGCAAAAGAAGTTATTAGCCCTTTTTTATCGGTCTTTACCTCTATAACATTTCTATCAAAAGAACGGAGTATCTTTTTTGTTATGACAATCTCTTCATCTATAAGCAAAATTAATTGGTCAATTATAAGTCTTGCAAAATATTCTAAAACACTAAAATAAAAGGCATATTTTGGGCTATTTAAAGTTTGCCATCCATCCTTTGTAAGGAAACTCCACCCTCCCTTTTGGGGGTCAATATCTTGATAAGGTCTTTTTTGAACCCCCGCAATTAAAAGATTAGGTGTTTTTTCGGCATAGCCCTTCAGTATTTCATATTTAATTCTATTTTGAAGTTCTAAGATTGCAGCATCCCCTTCTTTTTGACTTTGCTTATTGAGATTATTAATAGTATCTAATATAGTATTATGTTTTGAGTGAGAAACACTCTTTCCTCTTAATGACTCACCTTCTTTTAAAACTTTTGACTTCACTTCTACCCATACTTTTCTTAGATATTCTGTTCCTTCTCCTGTACTATTAGGAGGGGCATCGTTTGCCATTCCTAGATAGTCTGGTATTGAAAGATTATCGGCTCCACCGCCAAAGAAAATATTTTCAAAAAATTTCCCGTATCTCCCGGCATCTCTAAGATTACCCACGGGTATATTACGTCCCTCACCCGGGTTGAAAGATGCAAAACTTGACACATATTTGAATGTTTTTTTATCACCGACAGTAACAGATTGTCTTCTATCAAGTAACTCAATCCACGGGTTATTAATTAGCTGATTTAATATATGTGGCGTCGCGTTAATCGCCATATCTCTTTCTATTGTAGCAATATCTGCTGTTGTTTGTAATGCAAGTTTTCCCGCGTCAGATGATGTACCATCACAATATCTTTTTTGAAAATCAGCTTTAACCTTTGCTTTTAAATTTTCATAATTAAAGTTCTCCTCTTGATTTTCTCCCATACTATATTTCCTTTCATCAAGAAGGATTAATATGCTTCCTCCCGGATTTTTTATCTATTTCTTTTTCATACTCACAATTTCTATTGGAGCAAGCGATATAATCTTCATAAACATAAAATTCAACGCCTTTTTCAATCTTTAAAACTTCTCTTGCCCTCACTTGTAGAATTGAGCCGCATTCAGGGCAACGCTCTTTTAAAGAACGTTTAAGTTTACCTATCATATTTACTCCGGAGATTCTTCCTCTATATCTTTTTTATTAGATAAAACAGATGACTTTTCTAATCTTTCTAACATTTCCGAGCCTTCTTTTTGAAGTCTTTCAATGTCTTCCGGGTTCATCTCGGGTATACTATCCAATATTTGGGATATTTTATCAGCAATGCCTTTTAAGACAGCCCCGGCTCCTGTTGCCATAACCATTTGCTCTTTCATCTCTTTAATAATTGTATTCAGTTTAAATTTAAAATCATCGTAGTTTACAATCATGCTAGTTATTGTCCTTGTGAGGCGCTCATCTGCCAAAATATTTTGGTCAAAATCTTTATCTAAAACATCAATGTTAGTATGGGTTTGGAACAAATAATATATAAGTTTTGTTTCTGCTTCTATATAATGATATTCCGAATAAGGGACAAAAGGCTCACCCTCTATTTTCCCGAAGTAATCATTTATATATGCGTTGATAAGAACAACTTGCTGCGCCAAATCCATATATGGTAAAACTTCTATTTTTGCATCCCCATATTCGATAGTGACAATTTCGGGAACCTGTAATTGCAACTTAACTTTATTTTCTAGCATTTAAAATCTCCATTTTATTTTGTTTTTATTTAAAAAAAGAAGCCGGGTTTTAACCGGCTTCTAATTATTAGTTTAGGCGGAGGGGGGTACGCGGCCTGAACCAACGCCATATGCGACGAAAGCAATGCTTGCAAAATCACTTGCTGAAGCAGACGCTACGAAACTTCCAGTATCAAATCTCCATTGATTTATAGTTACAATACTGCCAGATATAGTAGCTGTTGACATACAATGGTTAGCAACAGGGCTTCCTGATAGAGAGCACACTACCCCCATAAAATTTATGGTTGGGTCTCCGAAAATATCCTCGGTTGACAGCGAAAAAGACGGGTCACTTACTGGTACTGTACTTCCGGCTACATAAGGATATTTAAATTCTGTATTACCCATTACAAAGTCATCTATATAGACAAGACTACCTGAAATTTCGTCAACAGTGCTTGAAACATCTACAAGACTACCTGAAATTTCGTCAACAGTGCTTGAAACATCTACAAGACTACCTGAAATTTCGTCAACAGTGCTTGAAACATCTACAAGACTACCTGAAATTTCGTCAACAGTGCTTGAAATATCGACAAAACTGCCTGAAATATCTGATAGCAATGTCCCAACAGATGCATTCTGATTTGCACTCATGGCGTTATTTAAGTCATAAATTTGTTTATTTGTTAATGACATATTTTCTCCTTTTATTTACATATAAAAAAGGTCACCCTTTTTTATGTCTTTAGTTGATTCATCCCGCTGGATTTTTACACCATTGGAAGTAATAAAATATTTATCCCGAGATAGTATAACTTTAAATCCGGTAGAAATTGGTTCTTCGGCAATAGAAATTGGAATAGACTTTGTTTTTTTAGACGGCTTTTCAGGTTCTAATGGCGGTATTTTTGGTTCCGGTTTTTGGTCGTCTAAGTCCATTACTTCACCTATTTTCGGTTCTGGCCCATCGTCGGGTACATCAAGGTATTCATCCATAATTATTTTTCCTTTAGGGGCGGGGAAACCCGCCCCATAATATTTATTTTAACCGATTGTAATTGTGACAGAGCCAACTGCCGGAGAACCCGATGTGGTATCTTCCTCGGTCTCAAACTCTATTAGAGATGAACCAGAAACTGCCGCACCTGTTACAACACCGGTTTCGGCAACAACCTCTACTATAGAACTTGCGGAAGTAGAGAAAGTTAAATCCCCGTTTGGTACTTTAAAAGATATACCATCTTGGGTAATACCATATATCGTAAGGGTTACAGATTCACCGTTAGCAATATCAAAATCACCCCCAGCACATTCCAGCGAAACAACATCGTCCCACCAGTTTGTATTGTCAATAACTTCAATAATGTAAGCATAGATTTCTCTTGCTCCACCACAAGCGTCAATTTCCGCAGCGCTTGTTGGGGTATAGGCAAGTGCCATACCAGTTAAAGGAGTGTTAGCGATGCCGTCAGCTGTCATTGACAGAGTAAAAGCACCGGATAAGGCAACTCTTGGTATAATAATTTGGATTAAACCAATCTTATTTGTGGTTACATCAGCGGAGTTAAGCTGTGATTCCAAAACAATTTTTACAATACCGGGAACCATATTAGCATCAATTGTGAAGGCTTTACCGGTTGTGGTATTTGCTGTATAATAACGAACACAGAAAACTTCACCTTCAGTGAATGACCCTGCAGCTAAAGTAAAGGTGCTTCCGGTAAATTCAATTTTTTGAGTTGCGCCGCTTGAAGAAGTAGCCCAACCGTAAATTGTTTCGCCGTCAAAAGCAATTGGTGTTTCAGAAACTGAGCCAGAACCAGCAGTTGTAGTAACGTTTTCCTGCTTGTAGTAATTACCAGTCTCTAGAGTAGCGCCAACTGTTGCAGCAAGCATTCCCAAATTCCACTGGGTATCAGTGATGGTAACATTCATTTCCGCAGTATGATAATAAATATATT